CCGGCCCATCGAGATGATGGGAGCCGTGGGAATCGAGCAGTTGAAGAAGCTGGACGGGTTCGTAAAGGTCCGGCGCGAGAACGCGGAACGCTGGAAGGAATACTGTGCAAGTCGTGGCTGGTGGCACCAGAAGGAACCGAACCACGCCCAGTCTAGCTGGTTCGCCTTCGCTATCGTGGATGACAACATTGAAGAGATTAAAAAGGAACTTGAGGAAAGCGGTGTCGAATATCGGCCATTGGTGGCTGGCAACTTTACTCGCTCTGCCTCGATAAAGTATTACAACCACGAAGTCCATGGAAATCTGGTCAATGCCGACCGAATCCATGAGAAAGGCATTTACATAGGCAATACCCATGAGGTAACGCACTTTGATCACTGACAGAATAGACGCCATAACAAAGGTCACAGAGTATAAGAGTTTTCTATCCGCTCCCAAGTCTGTAAAGATCGAACTCACAGGCCGCTGCAATTACCGCTGCGGCTTTTGTGCATTAAGGACTCGGGAAAACCAGCCGGTAGAGGACATGAGCATCGAGATGTTCCAGCGCATTACGATGGAGATGCGCGAGGCCGGGGTAGAGGAAATCGGTGTCTTTTACATCGGTGAATCCTTCATGGCTCCCGACCTGCTGACGCAGGCCATCTACTTCGCCAAGCATGTTGCAAAGTTTCCGTATGTGTTCCTGACGACAAACGGAAGCCTTGCGACACCGGACAGAGTAGAAGCGTGTTTCATTCAAGGGCTGGATTCGCTCAAGTTCTCGGTGAATGCGTCGAATGACCAGCAGTTCAAGGATGTCATGGGCGTTAAGCCGAAGCTGTACAAGGACGCCATCAACAACATCAAAGCCGCTAAAGCGATCCGTGACGCCAAGGGCTACAAATGCGGGCTGTATGCCTCCAGCATCAAGTATGACGGCAAGCAGCAGGAAGAGATGGTAGAGCTTTTGGAGCGTGACGTGATCCCGTATGTAGACCAGCACTATTGGCTGCCGCTGTATTCGATGGGGTCTATGGCGACCGACAGGGAAGCAGAACTTGGGTACAGGCCGACCGCCGGGAATCAGGGCAGGCTGGACATGTTGCGCCGCCCACTCCCGTGCTGGTCGGCCTTCACAGAAGGTCATGTCCGGGCAGACGGTGGTTTAAGCCTCTGCTGCTTCGATGCAGACGGGCGGTTTGTGGTCGGTGACTTGAATAAGCAGAGTTTCATGGAAGCATGGAACTCCGAAGCCTTCCAGAAAATCCGTGAGGCCCACTTGAAAGAAGACCTGACCGGCACTGTCTGTCAGGATTGCGTGGCCTACTGATGATACGGATATTCATTGGCTTTGATCCGGTTGAATCGGCAACCTTCCACGTCCTGAGCAATTCGATACGCCGCCATGCGTCCATGCCGGTGTCGATAACGCCGGTGTCCCTGAATAACCTTGACGGGATACTGACACGCGACAGGCATCCGAAGCAGAGCAACGATTTCAGCTTCTCGCGCTTCCTCGTTCCGTGGATGTGCGACTTTGAAGGCTATGCAATCTTCATGGATTGCGACATGCTGTTAAAGGACGACATCGCAAAGCTGTGGGCGCACCGGGACGACAGGTATGCGGTGAAGTGCGTACATCACAACCACATTCCAGAGGAAACGGTGAAGTACCTCGGCAACGTCCAGACGAAGTACAGCCGGAAGAACTGGTCGAGCGTGATGCTGTTCAATAACGCCAAGTGCAAGGTATTAACGCCGGAGTATGTGAACGAGGCAGACGGGCTTGACCTGCACCAGTTCAAGTGGCTGAAGGACGAAGAGATAGGCTACCTGCCGAACACATGGAACCACCTTGTCGGCTATATGCCGTACAAGCATGACGTGAAGAACATTCACTGGACTACGGGAGGGCCATATTTCCCTGAATACGCGAATGTGGACTACCACCAGGATTGGTGGGTAGAGAAGGGTCTGATGGAGTACATCGACAAGAAATGACGATAGATGAAACGGTAGGAATGATCGAGCAGTTAGAAACCTACCGCAGAACACACAAGATAGAATTCTACGACCCCTACGAGTACCAGAAGAAATTCCACGGCGCACTTGATTCAGACGGAAAACTTGCCCGTCAGCGGGCGCTTATGGCCGCGAATCAGATCGGAAAGACCTTCTGTGGGGCGATGGAGACAGCCTATCACCTCACGGGCATGTATCCAGACTGGTGGACTGGCCATAGATTCCCGAAGTCCGTTGAGTTCATTGTCGCCTCTACCACGAACGAGACGACCCGTGATCGCTGTCAGCGTGAGCTGTTCGGGGAGCCGACCAACGACAAGGAACTAGGCACCGGAGCCGTACCGCTTGAACTGATCGGGGAACGTGTCAGGAAGCCCGGCGTACCGAACGCTTACGATTCTGTGCTTGTAAAGCACTCATCCGGTACATGGTCGAAGGTCTATTTCCGCGCCTTTGAACAGGGTGCTAAAAAGTTCATGGGATACCGCATTGACGGCGGGTGGGGGGATGAGGAACCACCGGCAGACGTGTGGTCGCAGCTACTCCGTGGGACGTTCGCCACGGACGGGATTCTGTATATCACGTTTACGCCTGAAGAGGGCGTGACTGAAGTGGTGCACCAGTTCATCAATGACCTGAAGCCGGGACAAGCCTTGACCCAGGCGGGATGGGACGATGCCCCGCACATGACCAAGGAAAAGCAAGAGCAGAAGATGATGGCCATCCCCGCCTATGAGCGGGAGATGAGAACAAGGGGCGTCCCGCTGATGGGGTCTGGTCTTGTTTGGCCGGTAGCGGAAGACGTGATCCGCGTGGAACCTTTCCAGATTCCCGACCACTGGGTAAAGATCAACGGCACAGACTTTGGGTGGGATCACCCTGCGGCTGTTGCAAACATCGCGTGGGACCGTGACGCCGACATCATCTATGTGTATGACGCATGGAAACAGAAGAACGCCCTGATGGAAGTGCACGCGCAGGCGATCAAGACACGCGGCGACTGGATCCCCGTAGCGTGGCCGCATGACGGTATGCAGAAAGACCCGAAGTCTGGGAAGCCGATGGCCGACATCTACCGCAGCATGGGAGTGAACATGCACCGCGACCCGTTCACGAATCCACCCTCACCGGGGCAGAAAGAGGGGCAGGGCGGGAATGGTATAGAGGTCGGTGTGCAGGAGATTCACTCACGAATGGAAACCGGAAGGTTTAAGGTGTTTTCGACACTCAAGGACTGGTTTGACGAATGGCGCATGTATCACAGGAAGAACGGGGAGATTGTAAAGCTGATGGATGACCTGATGAGCGCCACACGTTACGCCGTGATGATGCGGAGATTCGCAACCACGAAGCCTGTCAGGTCAAAACAAAACAATGACTACTACAGCGGTTCATTGAGGAACTGGTAATGGCAGATGTGAAAAAGCGCAAGATCGCCAAGAAGGATTGGGATAAGTGCGCGGAGAAGGTCAAGAACGAACACGAATCCCGCAAACGGCAGAAGTTTCGTGCCGCGCATGAGGAAATCTGGCGCGAGGTAGACCGGCAGATTGCGATGGAGCCGATGCGCCGCTATCGCAAGGACGGCGTTGAGATTGACCCGGAATGGCGTTCCATCATGGAGCTTGGCGAGCTTTCAAAGGCTTCGGAGATTATCACCGCTGATGTGATGCGCCTCACATTCCCGACGAACCGCTCATGGTTCGAGGTTCATTCCGAACTGCCGACCGCCCTTGACCCGGTGACTGGCAAGAACAGCCCAGACGCGAAGCAGCAGGACATGGCCGACCGCGCCTATCGTGCGCTACTCGTACAGCAGCACATGGATTTTGGATTGAAGGGGCGGTATGAATTGTCCGTGAAAGAAGCCCTGCACCACGGTTCCTATGTGGCCGAGATACGCTGGGAGCCACGTTCACGGGTCTATGACGGTACGGCCATGAACATGACCGCCGCGCCGGTCTGGGTTCCGTATTCGATGTGGAACTCCTTTCCCGACCCATCTCCGTCTGTGATCGGGACTGACCTGTTCTATACAGGTTCAATGATTCTCGTTGACTTCATTCCGCGCCATATCCTGAAGCAGATGATGAAGGGCGACGGCTGGATGGTGGAGAACTTCGACAAGATACCGAGGAAAACGAATACCAACAAGAACGTCGAAACAGAAGACATTGAGATAACAAAGCAATACGGCGACATTGTGCTGGACAGGGGGGACGGCGACATTTATTTGCCAAACTCAAAGTTCCTGCTGGCCAACGGTATCCCGATTTACTACGCGCCAAACGACCTGCCGTACCCGTCCATCATCTATT